CTGTCAACGGCATGCTTAGTCCATAGTAGTGCAGACTGTAAATGCATAAGGCTCTGCTCTCTTTCTTGGCTGTTCCAGCATTTATTATTAATAAAATTTTCTACTTCTTTAAACTTAGATGAAACTTCTTTATTAAACTTTTCTGCTTTAATGTGCATATGCATTTTAGCCTCATTTTCAATCTTCATTTTTTTACCTCATTAGAAGTTGAAGCTTGTACCTTTAAATACTTTAATGCATTCTCTACATCTTTAATTGTATCTCCTAAAGTTCCTATACCTAAATTACAAGGAGCGCATAACCAACCTCTAAATTTTTCTGTATTATGGCAGTGATCTAAAACAGGTTTATCCTCTTTTTTTCCACAGCATTCACAATACCCTTTATATTCAGGTGCAGTTTTTCTAAGTAAATCTGCTATATCGTTTTGTTTACGAGAACATATTTTACATTTACTATCTCTGGATTCTCTATCTCCAGTAGCTCTTCTGTATAATCTAAAATATGAAAGAGGTAAAGTTTCTTTACACTTTTTACAGACTTTAGAATCTCCTAGTATTACTTTAGGTAAATTCAATAACTCTAATTGCATAATAACTTCCTTGTATGGCAGTTTATACACTTGCCAAGGTGTGAGGGTTATATAGCAGTTACAATAGTCGTAACTAATTGTGTTGTTGTGTCAACAGCAGCAAGTACAACTGTTGAAGCTAGAGTTACCTGTACTAGTCCTGTAAATATAGTTATAAGCATATTACCTCCTTTCTATGTTAGATCTACAATTTCACAGCTATCACCAGAACACGCTAGTGTCTGACTACCTGCTGTATTATCTTCTTTTTCATACTCAGCAAAACTACCCCAATCAATTTCTTTAGGCATTAAATCTAAAAGCATTTCATAGTCTCTTTTACTACAGTCCTGATAAGGTGCTTGCTGATAGGTATGCTCATTGAAGGGCAAGAAAGATACACCACTCATTTCATCAAAGTGTTCATACACAAAAGCTCCTACAGATAGCCATTCATCAGGTCTTACGTTTACAGTTATACTAGGCTTATGTTCACACCAATGCCTCTGATACGTCAACCACATTTTAAGTTGATCTAATGCAGAAACATCTTTAGTACAAATTGCACCTGAAGGTGACTTCATAGGAAAGCTAAACACTACTGTAGTGTCAGGCTTCATCACGCATGGAGCGTTAGGTATTTTCTGATCTTTCATAAACTGCGTTAATGGATCTTTAGTATCACCCCTAACAGTACGAATATAATAGGGGGAGTGACGAGGGTGGATGCCACTGCTAGATGACACAAGTTGTGATACTGTTCCAGATGGTTTAACCGTTGTAATAGCAGTAGATACAGGGATGCCAAGACGGTTAGCCCACTCAGAATTAGTGAGGATAGCAATAGAACGTAGATGCTCAAGGGTTTTCTCCAATCCAGAGTTTTGATTTGTAAGTAAAGTGTTATCCATTAACCCTGTGAGTGACACACCCAACAGGCGTTCTTCTTCTGTGTTTCGCACCCACATCTTTCGCAAGTAGGGGAACTTCGTGTAAGTAGATTGAATAGTACCCAAGATCGTAGCGATACGAACTTTTCTTTCAAGGTCTTCAATACCATCTGTTGCACGTACTACTACCTCCGTTAAATTACAAACTTGTCCATTCCGTAAAATTATTTCAGAACAAGGGTTGCAGCCGAAATCATAAGTAGCATCCCTTCTGCCATTCTTAGCAGCTTGTTTCTTAGAAGCCTCTCTGTTAAAGATACCTCTTTCACCGCTACCTGATTCAACTAAAGACATCCATTCTCGCATAAACTCTGCGCTGTCAGGCTTCACTGTGTAGCATACACTGTTATTAGCCAAGGCTCTTTGTGGTTCATTTTCCCACCAAGCACCTGACTTAGCATGTCGCATCTTATCATCTTCTAAGTTTGAGAGAGAGATCATGGCACTTCGCCTTACTCCTCCCACAACTACGACTTCACCAATCTTACACATTATGTCGTGACATTCTATAGAAGTTAGTTGCCTACCCTGTGCATTTTTAAATGTAGCTATGGTAAAGTTAAATAGATCTACAAGAGGTGCAGGACCACTGGCTCTACCTCCAAATGTTTTTAATCTAGCACCTGCAGGGCGAACTCTACTTACATCCCAAGTAGGTATCTCACCACTATACAAGAGAGCAATAAGTTGACGTAGAGATTTAGCCCAACCTTCTTTGCTATCCTTTACTACAATATTAGTTTCACTATCAAATAAAGTAGGTACTTCAGGAAGTTTTTCTATGTATTGACGCTCTACAGAGAACCCAACGCCAGTTCCACACATAAGTATATGCATTGCTTCATCAAAAGCTACAATATTATCTACAGCTAAATAAGAGCAGTTATACATAGAAATATTGTCACGCTCTGCTGCCTTTCCTGCAACCATCAATGAGCGCATACTAGGCATCACTTCTAAGCCTAAGATAGCATCTTCAATGTTATTAATATAAGTATCATTTCCTGCCAAAGGACGTACAACGTTATCCATGTAACGTGCTACTGTTTCAGACCAAGTTTCTCTGCGTCCTTCTTTGTCTAGCCAACGTGCATAACGCGACTTATGTATAAAGGTCTGATAGTCTGTAGGTAAGTAATTATCTTTTGCTTGCACAACGTTGATTTTCTTTTTATTAGTCTTCATCGGTTATCTCCTGATCCCTGTAATACACCACGTAGTTGTCTATCATCTAGTTTCTTAACATTCATTTCCGCTATAGTTTGTAAAGATCCTCCATAGAAGTTTGCAAGTGCGGCAACATAAAATAAAACGTCACCCAATTCCTGTAAGCATCCTTCCTTATCAAACATAGAGTAGTCTCTAATAGACTTTTTTAATTTCTCAGCCACTTCTCCTGCTTCACCTACAAGACCTAGTGTATTTTCTATCTGTCTATCTCTTCCTTTTGTAAGCATCTTACCTTCTACCCACTGGCTGTAGGCAGCTAAATCATTCTTAGGTATTCCATCTTCAGTAAACTTATCATAATAAGATTTATCTGATAGTTCTTGTCCGTTCATATATTTTTCTCCTTCACTATTAAGTTAGTCATTGATACATCGTCTATATCGTAAACGGTGTCAACTAGCATGTCATGTATATCTTCTGAATGAGATTCCTCATGTGATCCTAGTATGTTATTATCTTCGTCTATATCTAAATTACAAGTTACACTAAAACTTTTCTTATTCTTCATTTGTGCTTCTCCGACAGTGATTCATTCATCTTGTTTAAATACCACTGTGCCTTTTTCATATCTTCAACTGGTTTAGTCTTAAACCTGTATCTGTGTTGATACTTAATCATGTTACCGTGACAGTACGATATAAAACCATCAAGACCTAATACTTGTTTGATATAATCAATACACTCAATACCACCCATATTGTAGTGAGCAGGTTTGTTTACAGGATCATACTCAAATTTTAAATGTGCTAGGTTATCTTTTTTAGCACCTCTAACAAAAAGTTTAGTGTTTATCATATTACGCATTGCCTCTTGTTTTCGTAAATATATTTAATTTAACTACATTAGAACCTTCTTCTGTAGTATATGCTTGTTTAAGATCTTCTTGAAAAGTTTGCTCAAATAAATAGTCTCTATAGTTTTCTACGTCTTCTAATACGTCAGGGTTTTGATGTACGTAATCTAAGAAAGTAGACATAAGGGTTATGATATTTAAAAGATCATACTTTACATCACTTTCAATTTTAGTGGCTTTACCTGCCATTATTATATTTGTACTTACGTCACCTTCCCAAGTATCCTTACCTTTAGGGTATAAAGGTTTAAGTATTATTCCTACTTCATCATCTTCTAAGGTATAGCTCATTAGTCTCTCCTTACTGTTTTTAGTATTACTCTATTTGTTTTTAAACGAGTTCCTTTTTCTTTTAACCAAGCTTCAGGTATTATTCTGTGTGACCAGAGAAATCCATTTTTATCGCACCACTCACAGTAGCGAGACTTAGCACCTTTATATAACTTAGCTGATGCATTAGAAAAGACAAACCTTATATTAAGTTCTGGATGCTGTTGCTTAATTGCAACATGCTTACGTCTATCTTCAGAATCAAATAATCCTTTAGTCTCAATTATAATACCATTGTCTAACTCAAAGTCAGGAGTGTAGGTTCTATACCTAAGATCCTCCCATTCGATTTTAAGTTGCTCATACTTTACTGCCCTTTGTCGAGTAGACAGATAAGAAGCAGTCTCTTTCTCTAGACCACTTCTATATCTACGAGACACATGGCCTCTTTTAATTCTTTTGCTTTTTGGCATTCTTTTTTTCTGCTTTAAGATCTTCTTCATATGTATCAGGTTCTGGTGCAGGTTCAGGAGTAGCTAATCTAGCTATGTCACCTGCCAAAGACTGCACTTTACTTACAAGCATTTTTTGCAAATACTCATACCTATTAGCTTCCGCTTGAGTATGTTGCAATTCTTGCCAAGCCTTGTTCTGCTCTTCGTTAAAGTTATCTGTATAGTAAATGGTTTCGTCTATAGTTAGTTTAGGCATTTAGCTGCTCTCCTGCTATATGAGTGTAATATTGAATAGGTGGCTCTTTAGCTTTACTAGGTATACTAGGTCTAGCTTGCAAGCCCTTGTGACATTTAAATTTAAAGCTACAGAAAGTACAGTCTCTTGGTAGTATCTTATTACCTGTTTCTTTCTTGTTCCCTTTTTC